AGGGCATTGAAGAGCAATTTTAATGAGTTAGGGTTGCTAATACGTCGTGCTCCAGCAGAAAGAAAAGAAGAACTAACTGCAGAGTTCCGTAGAGGATTACTGCAACGGATTATATCTCCTGAATCAGGGGTATTTAAATTTGGAGCTAAGCAAGGCGTTGCAGAGGATATAGGAGATATCGTTGTAGATGGCGAACAACTTATGAAAATTGTTGAAAGCCTTAGCGAGACGAACGTATTTAACACCATTCTGACTAAAGATGATAAAATGATTCTGTCGAGAATGGCTGAGTACGCAATGGTTGTACAAAAACAATCAGCTGATGCAGGTGTGGCTTTAGCCGGTGCCCAGATTTATGGAAATCTATTCACTACGGACATGAAGAAATTTGTTGGAGGTATTGCGCGACTTTCTACCCAAGCTCGTATTGCGAATCTCTTCGCAAATGAAGACTTCGTAAAACTTATGTACGGAATGGGGAGGGAGATGACTAGGTCAGAGAAATTTAAGAATCAGTTCTTCGGCAAAACTGCTATAGGTAATGCAGTATTGAACTTTGCGTTAAGAGACGATACTGATTCTCAAATGGACGAAATGCTTAGTGCGCCGTCTGGCCCAAGCTTCCTAGAACAGCAGGCAATAGATAGAGACTTAACCTACCCTTAATTAAGAGTCTTCACAACTTCCATATCTTCGATGCGCGTCCATGCTTGGTTAGCTGCGACGCGCATTTTTTGTGTGCAATCCCTGACGTAATCAAAGCTCTCTTGACTAATCTTTACGTCATTCTTGCCTAGAACAGGGATGCTGTGCATCTCAACCATATCTTCCATGACCTCATCCCAAGTGTATTCACTAAACGATGCTTCGCAGTCATCTGCGGAGGATATAGTGATGCCGATACCTTGCTTAGTAACGGAGATGTGAACATCAAGTTCACTTAGTACAGACAGAACTTTCGTCGCTGACATCTTCTTTCCTTTGAAAAGCTTTAATCACATCCGTTGAAAACAACTTCTGTATATTGAGTAGATACATGCGAGAGGCGAAGTTGTCGCCACCCTTAACGGACTTCTTGTAGTCTAGGTTGTTGATGATGCGCCGTAAGGACTCAACATCAAATACCAGAGTGGCAAACGTATCGTCTCCGATACAAAGATTGTGGAACCAGTAATCTGCTTGCGTAGCTGCGATGCCACTTGGCTTGCCATAGCACTCATATTCTATAGCTATGTTGCCGGTGCGCATCCACATATCACGCTCCGACTTCACCTCAATCTTCTTGTCTTGTAGCATCTCTGCAATACGTTGCTCGCGCACCTTGCCGTATTGCAAGTCGATGTCAAACTTCTTTCTGTCCCTAAGAGACGGCTCAAGATTTTCCATTTAGTCTTTCCAGGTTTTGGAAGTAGCTAGAGTTATATCCTCGTTGCCACTCCTTGCCACGAAAAGACGTTGCAGAATAAGGGTTAGCTAAAGCAAAATACTTATCTTTCTTCTTTTCGTACTTATAAAAAGCCTTACGACCCTCGTGGTAGAATCGTTCTGTGGCATCGCGCATGATAAATGCTCCTACGCACTGATATCCACAATCTCGCAGCTGTCAGCTGTACAAGCCATTGTCTGCATAGAGACTGTATTGTCCTCTTTCTCGTAATCACTTAGTATCTTCCAATCAATGTGAAGAGGCATCTTTTCCGCACATTCAACATAATGAGCTTCTGTACAGTCCTGATATGGAGCCTGTTCATACACGTGGTCGTTACGCGGCAAGAACGACAAGCCAGAAGCAATGTCAAAGTTCTTGTAAATCCATCCACCGACCTCAAGCCACTCGTCGTCACTCACGGATACAGTAATGGACGGCTTATGCTCACACCAGCTATTAGCGTAGATTTTCCAGAACTCCAGCTGTTCGATAGCTGTTAGGTCATCACGCGTAATACACTTGTCTGGCGATTTAACAGGGAAGCTGAACACTGTGTTGTTTTTGCTCCACTTGTCATCCTCGCACGGTATGCCGCTGTCCATCATAAAGCGTGTGAGCGGGTCTTTCTTGTCGCCACGCACTGTGCGGATGTAATACTTGCTGTGTCGTGCATGGATACCCGACGCAGAGTCAGTAAGCTGTGAAACCGTACCAGAAGGCTTAACGCAAGTTATAGCGGTGGACCTATTAATCTTAAGTTCGTCCGCAAGCATAGCGTTGGTCTCTACGGCCACAGCACGTAGCTCTTCCAGTATCGGCGCAATATTATTACCGTAGTCGTTACTGGTGCCGTTGAGGATGGCATTGTCCATAATGCCAGTCATAGACACACCGAGAAGTCGCTCTTCTTCCGTGTTCTTGCCCCAGATGCGGCGCAAGTATGGGAAGTTTGTGAGCGTAGACTGCCACGTGCCAATGATTGTGGCGATGCGAACCTTGTTACGCAGGGACTCAACAGTATCGCTACCCCGCACAATAATCTCTGACAGGTTACAGAACTGATATGGACGTAATATAATTTCACTACAAGGGTTCGTACCGAAACTATGTTGCGAATCGCGCCGTCCGTTCTCTTCTGCCTTCTTCTGTGCTGCACCTCGGTAGAACATACCACGCTCACCGGTGCCCGATTGCGCGAGAGACAGCCATTCACGCATAAAAGTCTGCATATCTGGCTTATCTGTGTACGCTACAGAGTTGTTTGCCATCTGACGCTGTGGGTCAGTGTCCCAGAATGCACCTACTTTTGCATGACGCATCCGGTCATCAGACAGATTTGACAAGCTAATCATGGCAGAGCGACGTACACCGCCTGATACAACAACCTCACCCACTTTGCACATGATGTCATGGCACTCTAGGCTCGTCAGACTACGGCCAGCTGCCTTCTTAAATGTATCGACTGTGAACCGGAACAATTCTTCCAGCGGCCCGGGACCACTAGCACGACCACCAAAGGTCTTCAGTGCCGAACCAGCAGGACGAACTTTGCTCATATCCCACTTCGGCACTTCGCCTGTCCACAGCAATGCAAGCAATTTACGGAATGCTTTCGCCCATCCTTCTTTGCTATCGCGCACCACGATGACTTCTTCGGCGTCGAACATCAGTTCGGGTACCTCTGGCAATTTATTTATGTATTGCCGCTCCACAGAGAAGCCTACACCGGTCCCGCACATCAAGATGTACATAGCCTCGTCAAAAGCCTTAGGGTCGTCCACGGGCAAATAAGAGCAGTTATAGCCCGCTGTATTGTCACGCTCCAGCGCCTTGCCAGATGTCATCATAGCTCGCATAGACGGCATAACTTCGGAGTGCAGGATAGCTGCGCGGACATCTTCATACACATCTCGTGGAATAACGTAGTTGTGCTTCTCCGCAAGATGATTATTCATGTACGTCATATAACGATTAACAGTCTCATGCCACTCTTCACGGCGACCTTCATCTTCTAACCACCGTGCATAACGAGACTTGTGAATAAATTGTTGATAATAAGTTGGTAGGGTGACGTTGCTCATCATACCTCCAAATATTTCTTAATAATATCAAGACGGTCCTGATGAACAGCTATCTTATCCATTTCTGCTTGTATGGCTTCTAGGATATCAGAGTGCTCCCCGATACCTGCAGGATTATCTAAGTACACCTCAATATTTGCTAGATGTAATTCTACATTGCCTTCTGCGTGTGCCTGTAATGCGTCTAATATTCTGCCCTTCATTCGTTTGTCCTCACTGTTATCCTAACAGGTTCAATACCTTCAATATCATACAACAAGTCTTCTACATAATCTTCAACGATATCTGAGACTTCGTCAATGTCAACGCTAAATTCTTCTAAATCTATTCTAGCGGCAATTGTGATATTAGCTCGTATTTTTGTCCTGCTCATTTTCTAGTACCAAAATTAAACGGTCCAAATAGAACCGCGCTTTCTGCAAGTCCTCAACGGGCTTGCCCTTGTAACGATACCGCCACAAGTATTTAATAATATTACCCTGTAGGTAATATTGATAGCCATCGCCAGTGGCGGCTTGGATAGCATCCAAGCACTCTATGCCACTGGTGTTGTAATGAGATGGGCTGTTCACTGCATCTTCTTTCATGCGGCGCCTCATATATGTTTCATGTCGTTCTTGCATATTAGTCACAGGAGCTAAGCCGAGACATTGTGGCTACATACACGCCGCTGTCTTCTCGTGCCTTAGACAGGATACGAGTGTCATACCCAAGCGGTGGATAGGCTTGTTTGTAGTTCTCAATCTTCTCCTGCAGCTCTTCGTCAGTGTTAGCCCTAATTACGTATTTTATGTCCTTAGCCATTGTAGGCCATCCTTTCTACTATGCCGATGACGGCGTGATATGCAATCCATCCAAGAACAAGTAAACAGACTGCTCTGATTACATTGTCCATCATAGGGTCTTTGGCGGGGTCTTTCTCCATCCAAAAAGTCAACCACTTGTTCAGTCGCATCAGTCATGCTCCCCACCATTGCCACGACCTAGTCCACCAAAGTATTGTGGACGCCTGTTGGCGGTTTCGAACACAGCGACAGTAATAAAAATCCCTGCTATCAGGATTGCGTGAACAAGTGCGCTGACTCCAAATACAAAGATAGACCCCATGTACATGGAAAATATGATACACCACATCCAAGCCAATACTTGCATGATTAGATGCCGTGTATTCACATCCGGTATCTTGCTCAATGGATTATGTTTAGAATCCATCAGCAGATGCCAACTGCTATGAATGAACTTCATCATAGTCTCCTTAGTGTTGTGTGATTACAAGTTCGTTATCTCCAAAGCTTTCACGTCCCATATCCAACACAGCATCCATATCCTGTGTTGCGTGGAACGCCATACCACGAGTCAGAAGCGCGTAAAACATCACATCTTCCTCGTCTAGTTCATCATCGGGACGATGATAAATCTCTATTTCAAAGCCCTTATCTTCGCCTTTCTCATGGCGAATAATAACAGCAGAGTCTCCAGGATTAAGTTTTACTTCGTCTTGCATGATATCATCCTTATGAAATGCTCTGCATCTACTACAGCAAGAGGCTTCTTATGGTTCATTTTTATGACCAATAAAGGCTCGCCACCAGACTCATGTCCGGTGGCTTGCTCATAGTAATTATATAATGTTGTCATCCGCTCAGTGTTCTTACATTCTATATCATATGAGAACCTTGTAAAAGCGGCCGTAGACAACTGTACATCGACGCCATTGACCCCCATCGGGGTGGACCTCACGTCTAGTGACGTAAGCCCCTTGAAGACGCTCAGAAGCTGTTCAACTACCCACTGTTGCAGCTTCCGGCCCTTGGCTTTCGCTGACCTCGGGGACATCCGCTTCTTCGACGAGGACTCCGTAGATTTTACCCGTTGGGAAGACGAAGGTTTTGCCTTGCGACCAGAGGCACGCGAACGGCGCACCTTCGTTAAGCTCTTCGATGAACTCTGCCGCTTCTTCTGCGGTGACTTGGATGTACTTCGTTGACGATTCGTTAAGTGCTGCCTCATACGTTATCGCTAGCCTCACGTTCACGCCATTCGTCTGTGATATAGGTGTACCAGACGAACTTGGGGTTTTTCCCCTTACTTGGGAGTTGTCGCTTGAATTCCAAGTTTGCCCAGCATTCGTGCTTGTAGTCGCACCACGAGCACTCCACTCCCAAGGTTCGATTCCCAGTCTCCTTCTTATAAAAGACTTCGGGAATGTCAGAAAATTGTCGTTGAAACGGTTTCGATACATCAGTGGCCACAATGGACTTACGTATCTTCGCATTGACTTCCTCCTTCTCGTCGTCAGTATTTACAGCATCTGCGAAGGCAATTTCGCCAGTTGACTTGTTTAGTGCAATCCAACCTTTAAACGGCTTACCCGCCGCCATGCCATACCCTAAGCCCTGTGCTATGTATCCAAACGAATCACTGGACTTAATTCTTTCAAAAGCATTGTCCGCGTTGAACTTGTGTTCGAAAGCAAACGGTGACGCAGTCTTTATATCGTAAATGCCATCATCTAATTCGATATCGTATTCACCATTAATGGTTGTGCCATCAATGTCATAACTAACTTTGCCGTGCTTAGACTTAATTTCTATACCCGCAGCTTCGATAAGTGCCATCAAAGCGGCTTCCATAACATCTCCCATAATCATACGCATCTTAAAGTCGTATGTTTTAGGTTCTGCCTCTACACCTTTCGCTTGCATATGTAACTGACAAGATGGTCTGCCTATATTGCTCATTCGTAAAGAAAATTCTCTGTCTTCTTTGACAAAGTGTTTTTCTAATGCGTTACGAGCGGCTTCTGCAAATTCATCAAGGATGTGAGGGGGCATTTCTACCCCCTCACGAGCCGCCTTAGAAAGGAACGAAAGAAGGCGGCTATGCTTTACATTCATGCTCTAGCGAGGTCCGGTATGTCATCGTTGAGGGCGTCGTCCATAGTAACCTCTTGTGGTTCTACGTCGACCACCGTGCCCTGCAACCTTAGTGCTTTGTCGTATTCATTCATGACCTGCTTGTTCTCCCTGTCGATATAATCAACGAACGATTGAAGCAGTTCTTGGTCTTCAGCACCAAAGTCCAATGGGCCATTCCCGACTTCGAAATCTGCAACATAATATACGAGACCACCGTTCTTCTGCTTTGTCAACGATGCTGACAAATCATAAAAGATAAATGGTTTCTTCTGTGCAGATAGCGCATCCAATGGCTTGGATATAGGCATGAAATTAGAGCCACGTGCTCGCCACAGAACCGGCGAGTTTGTGAACTCAACCGACTCCCCCTTGGCATTCACTGCATCGTGAAACGTGACCTTACCAAACATCATACGGAAGCACTTGATGTTCTTCTGCCTCAGTGCTTGTTCGGCGGTCAACGAATCACGTTGGCTCGCTGGTACAGACCCACAGCGGAAAGTCCCTACGGTATCAGGAATCTCAGTCTGCGGGTACAGGTTGTTAGCCATGATTGACTTTGACACCATTTCATTCACCTCTGCATCATAATGCAGATACCC